GGTTATACGTCGGTACGCAAATGCTTAAGTCCTTCACGCTACCACCTCAGTCACCGTGGTCGGCGCCGTTGCGGTTGTCGGCGCCGGTAGCGTCGCAGTCTCGCCCATCGCTTGCTGCGGATCGAGTGTGCGTCCGTCATGGTTCAAGCGAATGCCGCAGTTGATCCACGGTTGAAAACCCGCGGTGAAGACCAGATCCGAAAACGAATAGTCCTCTGACAACAAGTTGTCCATCACGACGCGACCGTTGTACAAATGGTGGAATCTGCCCTGCCCGTAGGACGCTACCAGCCCCTTCTGTATGATCGTTTCCAGCACAATGCGCTCAATCTTTAAGAAACCACCGGGGACAAAACGGGCTTTGAGCATTCCCTGCTTAGGGATCTCATCGAGCGGTATTGGCCGCGCATCCATGCCGCGGCAGAACGGCATCGGCGGCTGACACTTATCCGTATAAAGCCCGCTGACGAATGGTTCTTCCGAATCGACCAAATCCTGAAAGTTTTGGCGCGTAAAACCGATGTCGCTGTCGATACAGATAAGCGTATCGTACTCTGTGCGGCGCAAAAACTCATTGGTGAGCACGTTGCGTGCAACGTAGATATCCGACTGCCCCGCCATCGGCAGCCAGCCGCCGTGCAGACCGGTTGATTGCATCATCCCCGCCGTATAAAGCGTGTTGCAGGAATTTCCACGAATGGGGGTCGTGACTAAGACTTTAGCGTAGTTTCTCACTTTAAGGGGCTCCAATTTTATTTGAAAAACAAAAACTATTTGCGCATGCCAGCGATTGCGCCGCTGACTGCCTCAAGCATGCTGCTCGCAGCTTTGGTCTGCCCGCCCGCCGGTTGCTTCCCGGCGCGCATCGGCTGATTTACAGGCACTTTCGCCTTCGGCGCTTGCGCCTGCGGCGCGAGGTTCAAGTTCTTGTATGCCTCTTGGAATTTCCCAACCCACTGAGCCGGCGGAATCGCCGCAAATACAGGCTTTAGCGCTTGCACGAGCACCGCTTTCTTCGACTCGTACTGCGGATCGCTCGCGCGAAGGTTTACTTCGAGAGCGGTGAGCCCGGTGCGCGCGGTATTGAGTTCAGTCTCCGCTTGCTGGCGCTGTTGCTCCTGCTGGTTGACGCTGGTTGTCAGTTCTGTCCGAAAGGATTGCCCATTTCGCGTGCGCGCAATTTCTTTTGCATATTGCGCAGTGATTTTACCCTGCGCCACTGCTTGTTTGAGGTCATCGTGCGCGCTGAGCGGATCGCCGACAGTTCTCTCTTTTCCAAGTAGTGTAGCAAGTCGCTCAGCAACGCTCTCAACCAACTCAAGTGCCTTCTCCTGTTGCGCAGGATCGCGGCTGTTGAATAGCGCAAGCCAGCTTAGTGTTTCGCCATACTGTTCGGGCGATGTACCAGTAGCTTCGACGCCTTTGATGAGATAGTCAAAGTCCTGTTTGACCTGATCGCGCTCGGCAGTGACCGTTTTCGCGGTGTCAATCAGGGTGCGGATCCGTTCCGAAGTTTCTTTCTTCAGATCCTTCGGAATCGGATCGTTGATCGGATCCTTTTCCTTCTTGGCTTCTACCTTCGGCTTCTCGCCTTCCGGTGCTTTCGGTTCTTCGCCCTTTTTGACGAACTTGCCGGTTACGGGGTCGCGCTGCGCGCCGCGCGCTTCGGCTTCCGCATCCGTTTCCTCCGCGCCGTCGCCTTCGGGCTCATCGCCTTCCGTTTCTAGGTTTTCCGGTTCCGGGGTTTCTAGGTTTTCCGGTTCCGGGGTTTCGGATTCCGGGGTTTCAGTCTCGGGCGCTGGCGCAGTGCCGGCGTCGCCTAGCGCGGCATTCACTGCGTCCATAACTGTTTCTTCTTGAGGCATTGGGGCTTCCTATCGTTATGTCAAATTAATGCGGTGCTGCTCCCGGCGGAACCAAGGGGATCGCGGGTGAGGGGGCCGGCGTGCCCGCGGGCGGTGCGCCGATGGGATTCGGGTTCGGCGCGGCCGACGGCGGGGGCGGCCCATCGCGCTGAATGACAGGCTGCGCGATCTCCGCGGCGGCCTCGGGACTGATTTCGCCCTTGAGGCTGATGCTGACCTGCGGCATGACGGGCGGCGGCGGCCCGCCAGCTCCGGGGCTGCCCGGCGGCGGCTGGCGCGGGATGAAGCGCTCGACATCGCTTTCGTCCCCAAGGCGCAACATCGTTTCTTTGATGAGCTCGATCTCCGCGTTCGCGAGCGGCTGATTGCCCTGCGCGGCGGCCTGCTGGATTGTGACCAAAGACTTCTGAATGAGCGGCAGCAGTGTCGCCCAGGCTTGCATGTCGGTCGCCTGGCGCGGCTTGCCGGTGCTGCCCGCTTCGATCTGAACCTCGACCATCGTGAATAGGTCTTCGATGTCCATGCCCTTCGGCCAAAACGCTTTCTTGCCCGCGAGACGCTGCACGTCGCGAGTCTCTAAGCACTGCAGCGCTTGCTCCGCGGTGTAGGTCGCTAGGTCGGTGAGCATCGTTTCAAGATTGTCTCGATCGCTTGTCGTGCGCGCCTGCGTTCCTGACTGTTGGATGTTTGCTTCAGTAGCAGTCTTAGGATTCCCCGGACCTGACATCGCGGCGCTAAGGGCTTCTTGAACCCCGGAAATTCTTTCCATGTCGGCGAGGATAAGAGACGGATCATAGAGCCTCATGTCGATGCCCTGCACGGGCTTCGGCGCGAAAAGGTTGGCTAAGGGGACGCTCGGATCGCTCGGGCGAAGTGCGGTGTACTCCTGGGATTTGGCCTCAGTGAGTTTCTTCGCCTCCACTTCGTCCAGCATAGTAGCATTGAACAAGACACCAGGTATCGAGCGCTCGCGCGTCAGCCGAAAGTTGGACCGGGATGAACTGTATTCGTCCTGGAGCTTGTAGAGCCTCCAAGAGAGTGACTGCGCATGTCTCTGACCATCCACCTCGTAGAAGGCAAAATAGAAGTACGGATAGAAGCGACTCGTCGGATATGGCGGGGGGTACGGTTCTTTCGCCCAACATTTCACTCCCTCGACTATGGTGCGGATTTGCTTGTCGCATCGATCCCAAATCTCCACCGCTCGAAGGAATGCCGGTGCGTCCTGGGCAGAAGTGTTGGTCGTGAAGGCTTGCGCAGTCTCCGCGGATACATTGCCCTGGGGCAGAATGTTGTCCACGTCGCGAGTCGTAAGTTCTTTCGGCTGGCGCTGATAGTAAAGTTTCGCGGACTTGACATCCTCGACGGTGAGCCGCGGGAAACGCGCCATCGCATCGTCTTTCGTGATGAACAGTTCGTTGCCGATCCAGTCGGCGTCAAGATAGTTCTCGATGCGGCTCACGTCGAGCGAAACTTGGATGCTCTCCGTCTCGACGTAATCGATGACGAACATCTTGTTGACCGCAAGCTCCAGCTTTTCTTCGAGGTCCTTGATGAGCGTTTCTTTCTCGGCTTTTTCAGCCTCAAGCGTCTCGGGGTCCTGATTCTGCGGATCCTGCAATAATTTTTGCTGCGCGATCAGATGTGCATGCGTCTCGCGCGCATCGTTAAGCGCGCTCTCCACTTCCGGTTGCGGTTGCTTCTCCGACACCAGCGTCGCCTTGAACCAACCCTCCCCGTTCGAGAGCACCGAGCGCACTCCAGTACGCGCGGACTTCTTCAAGTTGCCCTTCTTCCACAAGGAAGAGATAACAATCTCCAGAGTTCGCGCGAAGACCTGTTGCTGGTACGTACCGGATTCGTCTACCTGGGGAGCTTTTCTGACAGATACATCCGGGTTCCTGGCATAGAGTAACGCCACGAGGATGTCGATGAAAGCTCCGATCAAATTTGTCGTCACTGCCCATGAGAGGTCACTCGTTCCAGCGGCATAGCGCCGGTCAATGGCAACTTGCTTGCGAAAATTAACGTCGAACTCGCGCGCATCGTTATACTCTTTCCAGAGCTTTTCGACTTGCGCCTCTTCGGCCTCATCGCGCTCGCCTTCATCGTTCTCGTCTTGGTCAACGCCCTCGTCCTTGCCTTCAGTGGCTTGACGCGGATCGCTTTGGATCCCCGCAAAGCCGCCTGGCGTACCTGGGCCATTGCCGGCGCCGGATGTCATTTTCCGGCCTCAAGAACTTTGGGCTCCGCACTCGGCGCGGGGTTCAAGATAAGTTCCGGACCGGCGGCCAAGCGCGCGGCCGCGGCTTGCGCATCTTCGAGCGCTCGCTTGGCAAGCAATTTGGCGTGCGCGGCATCCGCTTGAGACTGGAGATTGTGCTTGAGCGTTGTCGATTCTTTGGGCGCGCCGCGATTGATCGCAGGGATCATATCGTCATTCAGCTTGGCGATTGTCTGATCTGATCGGCGTGGTGCGAAACCGGGTCTGCTGTGTATCATGGGAATAGACCAACTTGTGTGGGCAGAACAATCGGGGTGGAATACTTAAACGGGGATACTACAACACCTTGTTCCGTCAATACAGCCGGCCACACATTCGTCTCCGTCGAGAGAATCGTCTTGCCAGCCAAAATCGGCGTTGCCGAGCTTGCCGCCACAGTCGGCAAGTTGTTCGGCACTCCGGGGGAACTCATACCGCCGAGCGGCTACCCGGATGACTCTGAAACGGCGTCACAGCACGTTGCTGCTGCGCCTGCACGATCGAGTTGATGCCGTAATGCGCGGGCACTCCGGGGTTCACCTGAGTCGTAAGCTGCGCGGTCACGAGCGCAAGGCCGCCAGTGGTCAGCGCGCCGGGCTGATTGATGAACGTCGGTGCAACCTGACCTTCGATCCCGCCGTTGGCGAAAACATAATCCTGATATTCCTGACTCATGCGCGTTTGCCCTCTGCAGTATCCTTCTTGCGCCCCGGTTCACTCTGCGTGTAGGCCACGGTAACCGCATTCGCCTTGGTTTCCTGATCAACCGAGCCGGGCTGCGATCGGCCGGACGCGACAACCGCATTTGCAAACGTCTGGTTCTGCCCCGGAACGGAATTGACTTGTGCCATTAGATTAGTTTCCAGATGAGGCCGAAGATGCCGAGCTTCGCGGCGCCAAAGCCTACCACTGCGCCGACCGCAGTCGGAGTATGCGTCTTGGCGAATGCGATCACCTTGGACTTCACAGTTGCGACTTCGACAACAGCGGCTTGTACTACGGGATCAGTCATTACCAGTACCTCACTTTCGGCTTCTCGTTGCGGTCATTGTAGGTCAACCACGCTTCCGTGAATGGCACAAGCAACGGCCTTGACTCCGCGGATGGTAGCCTAGCGTCCATCATCTTGTCCACCCCGCGCCCGATGAGCCCGCAAACGTCCGCTTTGTCGTCCCACCTTCCGCCGGGGAACTTCACGAGCTGATCGATCAAGTCTTCCGCCCATTTGCGGCGGACGGGAAGGTGAACGGTAAGCGCCGTGGCTCTGGCGTGAAAGGCTTGGAG